GTGAAAAGGCGCTATGCGGAACGGCCTTTTCACACACGGTGAGTTTTTCCCGAGGAGGCCCCCCCGATGGCCCACGCTCTACGTGTCGTCCCCCCCGAGATGCAGCCATCTTCGTCGATCGTGGCGGCAGCGGCCACAGGTCACCGGGAGCTGCTTGTTGCCCTGCGGACGAACATCGCCGAGGCCATTGATGACGGCGTCCCGCCCCGCGACTTGGCGGCACTCTCGCGCCGACTGCTCGACATCGCCGCAGAAATCGATGCGATCGATGCCGGCAAGGAAGGCGATGATGTTGGCGACGCGGCAAGCACCCCCGACGCCCCCTGGCCTGTTAGCTGAGGCGCGCCACCTCGTCCTGCCCGCCGGCATCGTTGCGACGGGCTTCCCTGCCGTCGAGCGGACCTGTGAAACGATCGGCATTCGGTTCGACCCCTGGCAGCGCGACCTGAATACCTGCCTCCTGGCGAAGTCTTCGAGTGGCGAGTACGCGGCCGACACGGCCGTCATCTCCATCTGTCGACAAGCTGGGAAGACCTTCGATATCGGCGGCCTCGTCTTCGCTGACTCGATTATCAACCCAGAGACCACGACGGTCTGGACTGCTCACCGGTTCAAGGTCTCGCGCGAGACTTTCGATTTGCTGCGAGCGTTGGCCCGGTCGCCGCTGCTGGCGCCTCACATCGATTACGAAGCGATCACAACCGGCGCGGGGAACGAGGTGATCCCGTTCCGGAACGGGTCACGCATCGTCTTTGCCGCCCGAGAGCGGGGGGCGATTCGAGGCTTCTCCAAGGTCCGCCGGTTGGTGCTGGACGAGGCACAGATCCTCACCCACGCGTCCTTGGCGGATCTCGCCCCAACAATGAACCAGTCGGAGAACCCCCAGATCATCCTGATGGGAACCCCTCCGAAGCCTTCCGACCCGTCCGAAGTGTTTGCCGACCTGCGCTCGGACGCACTCAACGGCGAGACCGAAGGCGTGCTGTATGTCGAGTTCGGGGCGCGCCCAGGTTCGCAGATTGACGATCGGACCGCATGGCGCGAGGCGAACCCGTCGTACCCCCGCCGGACGCCGGCCAAGGCGATCCTTCGTCTGCGAAAGCTGTTGAGTGAAGACGACTTCCGGCGCGAGGCCCTCGGCATCTGGGACGAGGTTGGTAGCGCGGATCCCTCCGTCATCTCCGCCGCCGACTGGGCACTCCTGGCCGTCGACGCAGAGGAAGCCCCCAAGGACGGCGCTGTTGCGTTCGGGGTGAAGTTCTCCCCGGACGGTCGTTCCGTGGCCTTGTCGGTCGCTCTGCGGCCCGATGGCGGGGCCGTACACGTCGAGGGCGTCCGTCACGAGTCGATGGTCGCCGGCACGGCGTGGCTGTTGGAGTGGTTGGTCGCCAGATGGCAGATGGCATCCCTGATCGTGGTCGACGGCAAGTCCGGCGCCGGCGGCCTGGTGCAGTCGTTGAGGTTGTCCGGCGTGCCGGCGCGTCGGGTGTTGATGCCGTCGACGGAGCAGGTGATCGCGGCTCACTCGATGCTGCTCTCGGCGGTCGTCGAGAAGACGCTGACGCACCTCGAAGACCCTGCGCTTGACGGTTCGATCGCTTCTTCGGGGCGTCGCAAGATCGGCAACAACGGCGGCTGGGGCTTCCAGACGGTCGACGGCGGCGACGTGACGTTGGCCGAGAGCGTGGTGCTCGCCCACTTCGGGGTGGTGACTGGCAAGCGTCCTCGCTCGAACGGGCACGGCAATGAGCGGCGAAGGGTGGTGGTGCGGACATGAGCGATGCACCGGCCCTCCTTCGGCTGCCCTTCCCCGCCGACGACGAGCGCGACTCGATCGACTCGATGCTCTCCCATCTGTCCGTCGTGTCGAGCCCCAACCTCGAAGCCGAGCAGTACTACGACGGGTCGTGGACGGCAACGCAGTTCGGCATCTCCATCCCGCCTTCCATGCGCGGTCTCGCCACGGTGGCGGGTTGGGCGGGCACCGTCGTCGACGTCCTCGAGGAGCGGCTGGATTGGCTCGGCTGGTCGTCCGACGGCGACGACTTCGGGCTCGACGAGGTGTACGCCGCCAACGGTCTCGACGTCGACGGCGGCCAAGCACACATCGACGCGCTGATCTACGGCGTGTCGTTCGTGACGGTCGGCGCCGGCATGGACGGCGAGCCCTCCCCGCTGGTGACTCCGCAGTCGCCGAAGACGATGACCGGGTGGTGGGACAGCCGCATGCGTCGCCTGTCGGAGGCGCTGTCGGCCCAGTTCGAGCTCGGCCAGGCCGTGACCGTCACGCTTTACCGACCGAATGAAACCATCTACTGCTCGCGACGCAATGGCGCTTGGGTCGTCGACGAGCGCGACCGCCATCGCCTGGGGCGCGTCCCGGTGGTCGCCGTCCCGAACCGCGCTCGCGCCTCGCGCCAGATCGGCCGCTCGGAGATCTCGCGGGCGGTCCGCTACTACGCCGATGCCGCCGCTCGCACCCTGCTCGGCCTCGAGGTCAACCGCGAGTTCTACAACGCCCCCCAGCGGGTCGGGCTGAACGTCGACGACTCGATGTTCGAAGACCCCTCGGGCGCCAAGGTGTCGCCTTGGACGTCGATCCAGGGGCGCATCTGGAACATCCCGCCGAACGGTGATGGTGAGCCCGAGCCCAAGGTGATGCAGTTCGACCCGGCGTCCCCGGCGCCCTACATCGACCAAGTGAAGGGCTACGCCACCCTGCTCGCCGCCGAGGCCGGCATCCCGCCGGCGTATCTCGGCTTCCAGACCGACAACCCCGCCTCCGCCGACGCCATCCGCGCCGGCGAGGCCCGCCTGGTGAAGCGCGCCGAGCGGCGTCAGACGTCGTTCTCGCGGTCGTGGCTCGAGGTTGGCCGGCTGGCCCTGTTGATCCGTGACGGCGAAGTGCCCGACGGCTACGACCTGTCGGTGTCGACCCGCTGGCGCGATGCCGCCACCCCGACCCGGGCGGCGGCTGCCGACGAGGCGGCCAAGCTGATCGGCGCCGGCGTCCTGCCGCCCAACTCCCCGGTCACATACGACCGCGTCGGGCTCTCCCCGGCGGAACAGCGGCAGGTGGCCGCCGACCTCCGGCGCGTGGATGGCCGAGGCGTTCTCGACACGCTGCGCGAGACGGCATCGCAGCTCGTCACGACGGAGGACGCCGCCGCGGTGAAGCAGAAAGCGGACGCGATGGGCGTCCTGATCCGCTCCGGCGTCGACCCGATCGACGCTGCGGAGGCTGTCGGGTTCACGGGTCTCAAGTTCACTGGCGCCGTCCCGGTCTCGCTGCGCTTGCCGCAGCAAGACGCCACGCAGCTTGAGGACTGATGCCGACAACAAGCGATCTGCGAGAGGCTGTCGACCAACTCCACGCCCTAGCGGCGAACGACCTACGAGACCTGTGGCGCCAGATCACCAACGTCGACGAAGCCAGGGCCGCGCTAGAGGACGTTCTGCCGCTCCTGGTGCGCTCCTACGGGGCCGCCGCGGCAACCGTGGCCGCCGACTGGTACGACGACCTGAGAGACGAACTGAACGCTTCTCGGCGGTTCACGGCGATCGCCGCCGAGGTCGCCGAAGACGGCGCCGAAGAACTCGCCCGCTGGGGGATCAAGCCCCTGTTCCAAGCCCAGCCCGATTGGGACTCCGCCCTCACCCTCGTCGACGGCGGGTTGCAACGCCGCATTGCCAACGGAGCACGCGAGACGGTCCGGGTGTCCGCGCTCGCAGACCCCGGCGCCGATGGCTGGCAGCGCGTCGCCTCCGCCGGCTGCTCGTTTTGCCAGATGCTCGCTGGTCGGGGGGCGGTCTACTCCGAAGCCCGTGCCGACTTCGCTTCCCACGATCACTGCCGGTGCCACGCCGTCCCTGCCTTCTCGGGCCGGCCGCGTCCGGTGAAGCCCTACACGCCGAGCGAACGCGTCGTGACCGACGCCGACCGTGAACGAGTGCGCCGCTACCTGGCGACCCACGACGTCGGCTGACGATCTCCCTGCCCCGGTGGCAGGGCGCAATGACAACCCCAGGAGGGTTCACCGTGACCACGGAACAGGAAACGCCTGGCGACGCTCCGCCCCCGGAGGGCACCGACGCCGAACAGCAACCCGACAACTTCGACGCCGAGTACGTGGCGAAGCTCCGCAAGGAAGCCGCCAAGTACCGGACCGAGGCGAAGGCGAACGCCGAAGCGGCGCGCAAGCTCGCCGAGCTCGAGGAGTCACAGAAGTCGGAAGCCCAACGGCTTGCCGACGCGAAGGCCGCCGCCGAACAAGAGGCGACCGCCGCCCGCGCCGAGCTGTTGCGTTACCAGATCGCGGCGAAGCACGGCATCACCGATGCCGACGACATCGCCCTGTTCCTCACTGGCACCGACGAGGAGACGTTGACGCGGCAGGCCACCCGGCTCGCTGAGCGCACCGTCGACACGTCGAAGCCCCGCCCACCC